AAAAATCGTTATAAAGATCGATGATTTGAGGGAATGGATAGAAAGCCGATTTGAGGCATTCACTGAAGATCAGTACGAAATGGCTAAAACAGTCGCAGAATCCGCAAGAAATAAAGAAAGGAGGTCATAATGAAACAAAAAGAAGAAGCCCCCGGACGGCTGGAACCGTCACAGGGGCAAAATGATTTTTCCACGTGCGTGTGTGGGGGCAAATATACGAAATGTATTTGTGAAAACCTGAGCAAAAGGGAAAAAAAGGTTCTCGAATTGCTTATAAGTGGAAAACACAGCGTTACTGAAATTACAATGAAAACAGGGTTTTCTGATCCGAGACATTACGTTCGTATGTTGCGGCAGAAAGGAATACCAGTCCATGATGAGTGGGTTCATCCATCGAGCGAGACAAAGTTCAAAACATTTTACGTAGGTCAAAAAAAAGCACACACCCACATAGCAAATGTGAAGAGTGTCGGTGAGATCATCCAGAAAGATTTTAGGAATCTATTTGAACTAAATTATTATGATTGATGAAATCAAAAAACTGCTGATAGAGAGGTACGAATTAAAAAAAGAAATTCATACCAGGCACAACAATATTTTCGAGGGCAAGAGCATTGTCCTGATTGAAAATGTAGTCACGGGCGAGTTAAAATTGAAACCCCGGAGGCGGTAAACCATATCATAAGATGAAGACAAATAGAGATAAAGACATAAATGGTTACAGCTTGAGCCGGCAATGGTTTGATTTCTGTTTCGAAAATCCTGAAAAGATCAGGCCTAACCACACGGCATTATACTTTTTCATAATCGAGCACTGTAATAGGTTAGGCTGGAAAGATAAATTTGGTTTGCCTACAACGGTAACAATGGAGGCCATCGGGATTAAATCCTACAACACTTACAAGAAGACACTTGAAGAGCTTATCAGTTTTGGGTTTGTCGAGATGATAGAAAAATCAAAAAATCAGTATTCAGCCAACATAATTGCCCTATCAAATTTTGATAAAGCACTTGATAAAGCACTTGATGAGGCAATCATGAAAAATGACGTTTGCTCTATCAAAAAACAACAAAGCACATGTCAAAGCACTGATAGTATAAATAAACAATTAAACAATAAAACATATTTAGGGGAGAATGCCCTTGAAAAATCTGAAAAAGAAAAAGAGTTTGACAGGTTTAATTCATGGATCGATGATGAGGCAGGTTACATCAGAAGGATCAAAGATCAGATAACTTTTAAGCAGTATTGCAAGATTACCGAAAAATACAACGGTACCCAAATCAAGCAGATTCTTGGGGATATTGCAAACTACAAAGATGCACCCAAAAAATACACTTCGGTTTACATGACATTTTTAAAATGGGCAAAAAAAGAATTTGGAGTATGAAAGATATGATATTACCACATAACCTCGATAGTGAAAGGATAGTGATTGGATCTGTTTTGAGCGACATCAATGCATGGGCCGAAATAAGCCCTGTAGTGACGCCCGAAATGTTTTATGATCCTTTTCACCGGGAACTTTTCGAAAACATCACAGAGCTAAACCGGAAAGGCAAGGCCGCTGATTTGGTAATACTTTCCGAGAAGTACGCGGGGAACAGTGAGAAGATAATCAAATTAGCGGACATTTCTGGAATGTTTTCGGTGGATTACTACGATCATGCCCTGAACGTTCAGGAAAAATATGTGAGGCGTAAATTGTGGATGATAGGTCAACAGCTGACTACTGATGTGTTCCTTCCAAAGGAAACAGATGATCTTCTTTATTCGTTACAGGGTGAACTAACAACCGTCACGCAAACAGTTGCATCTACTGAGATCTCGACGCTAAAAGAGGCGATAAAAGGCGTTTATAAACAGATTGAAACTAACTTGCAAGGCAACACTATCACTGGAACTGATACCGGATTCGCTCAAATAAACAAAGCTTCAGGAGGATTGCAGAAAAGCGACCTGATAGTTATTGCAGGGGAGACATCGCAGGGAAAGACATCCCTTGCATTATCAATGATTGACACAGCGATAAAACAGGGCGTCCCTGTTGCGTTCTATTCAATGGAGATGAAAGCGACCCAACTGGCAGCCCGGTTACTCTCAATGAACACTTGCATCCCCGCAAATCAGATTCTCTACTCACAGCTTGATCCTGACTATTTGCGAACACTGGATGAAGGAGTAAATAGAATTCATGATCTACCGATTTACTTCGACGAAAGCAGCACATCAAACATTGATAAGATCATTGCCTCAATCAGATCTTTAAAGCATAAATATGACATCACAGGAGCAGTTATTGATTATCTGCAAATATTAAATGTTAACCAAAGATCTGCCAACAAAGAACAGGCGATGGGAGATGTTGCGAGACGGTTGAAGAACTTAGCAAAGGAGCTTGACATCTGGATCATTGCACTTTCGCAGCTAAACAGAAATGATCAAAACCCGGTACCGAACTTGAATAGGTTGCGAGATAGCGGACAGATAGGGGAGGCTGCCGATATTGTTTGTTTCGTTTACCGGCCAGAGATCTATAGTAAGTTTTATCCGGCGCCATTTTCGAGTTATTCGACCAAAGGAACAGCGATGATAGATATAGCAAAGGGCAGAAATATCGGTTTGCTGAAATTCATTTGTGGATTCGACGCGAAAACAACTCACTTCACAGAGTTAGGTGATCATATACCAGAATATGCAGAAGAAACTCCATTTTAAAAAAATAATATGAAGATAATAGAGGAAATAAATAATTATACTAATGTCGCTCAGCGGACTTATGAAGCAAAAAAACTGCTTAAAATCCTAACAATTAACTGGGCTTCTGATCCTGAAGAGATGCAGTTTGAAAAGCTGAAAAACGGTTCTGCGTTCATTTGTTCCTGTAATTTTCTAAGAATGGATAAAATAAAAATTGAGGAGGTTCCGCAATTTGGAGAAATTGACCCATTCCAAGAAGTGCATGAATCGTTGAGATTCATTGAGCTCATTGAATTGATGGCAAGTGGAGCAAAAATAATACCCCCGATATATGTGGTAGATGTTACCTATGTTGATGGTGTGAGATCAGAGAAAAACATCGAGTTTATGGATGGATCGCATAGAATTAGAATTGCTAAATTATTACAACTCTCAGAAATACCTATTGTAGTAATGGAAAGGGTTATTTCTTATGTATTCACGGTTGATCAATGGAGCTTTAAAGCATCTAAAGTTACAGAGGTTAGTTCTGACGGAGGTACAGTTACTAAAAATGTTTTAGAAGCGACCTCTATTGAAGGAAAATCAATGATTTTAAATACTGGAAAATACGCACCCTCAATTGATCCAGGATATGAAAATAATCTATTTCCTAAGTTTCTGAAAATTAACATACATCACTAAGAGTCAGAAGGGTTTGAAGAGGCAAAGCAAAAGTTTAAGGAGTATTAATAAATGAGTGTATATGAGTAAATTAACAGCTAAACAAGAAAAATTCTGTTATGAATATGTGATTGATCTGTGTGGTACACAGGCAGCAATAAGAGCCGGGTATAGTCAGAAAACAGCGCATTCAATAGCGAGCAGAATGTTAAGGATTGTTGAGGTTCAAAAATTCATACAATCATTACAGGCCGACCTGGAGAAAACAGCAGGTATCACAGCCTTAAAAGTTTTGAAAGAACATAAAAAGATTGCGTTTAGTGATACAAGTATGATCCGGGAGGGATGGATGACCTTAAAGGCCTACAAAGAACTCCCAAAGGAAATTAAAGACTGTATTCAGGAAGTAGCAACCAGAGAAACGAAATACGGAAGTGAGATAAAAATAAAATTCTATGACAAACAAAAATCTTTAGATAGTATCAGTAAAATATTAGGATTTGATGCACCTACTAAGATTGAGCAGAAAATAGATTTTGACAGTTTGACAGATGAACAAGTAAATTCATTAATTACAAAAATGACTGAATGACATGAAACAAAGAATTTTAGCAAAGGATAAGAAAATTATTATTTCAGGACTGAAAACAGGAACCTTTAATATTACAGAATTGAACCACCTAACAAGGGAAATTGCGGATCATTCCGGAGACATTGAGTTATTTGGTGAAGTTAAGGTAACCTTATCGATGGACGATAAGAGGCATCTATTAAAGTCACTAAGAAGTGGTTATATTAACTTTGAATTGATACCGGATCTTTTTGAGAAAATAAAAGAGAATTTTTTCCTGAGGGTGATGATTGAATGTACTCCAATTGAAAGCTGAGGCAAAAATGCGATAAATAGCAAAAATATCTTTTTAACGCCAAAAACTCAGAAAACGGATGCAAAACAAACAAAATAAGCAGTTTTTTTAAACATTTTTCCACTATTGGGGAATTGTTAAAATTGACAGTTTGTAAAGTAAAAAAATATTAATCTGATTATCAGGCGTTTGATAAATTAGGGTTTCCTTATAACTATCATTATGTTTAATTATAAATTTCAAAATTAAAAAATTATGAGCACAGAAAACAGAGTAGAGAGGCTTTTAGACCTT